ACGTGGACAGTTAGGATCTTTCCAATCAGCAGGCCATTGACATTTAAGAATCTGAAATCCACCACTGTCACCTAACATAAACGTACCTTCTTCACGTTCTCTAATGATACTTTCACTAGGATCGTCTTTAGTAGTATCTAAGTTAGCGTGACCAGCAGAGTATAAGCCCCACTTATAATAGTATAGACCCTCTTTACTGTTTAAGAAGTTAAGTTTTTCTACATCACCATTAAAGCCTGCAGGGATACGTGCTTTAGGGAAGTAATCTTCACCCTTGCGTTGTTTACCCAAGCCAGCAATATAGAAACTACTGACTGCAGGTAAGAACAATGCCCAATCGGGTTTATGTTGTGCTGATAGATTTACTTGTTCCATTAGGGTACCATTGAATTTTTGATTTCACTATGGCCAGGGCTATTAAGTAGAGTTTGAATCATATTAATTTGTTCTTCTTTGTCTTTGATTTGATTAACAAGGTCTTTGATAACTGGATTAGTTTGTGCTAATCGTTCTATATCAAGTTCCTCATTGCGCTTCTTACGGGCCCACTCTAACAAACTAACTGCCTCATCACTTAAGTTTATAGTAGTGTGATGTGCTGAAAGGATAATCCAAGTACTACCATCATATACTTCTATATTCTGACTATTAGGGTTATATCGCATATTGCCCACACCAGGAGCATTGCTATAGTTACCTATATAAGTAGATCCGGGATTTCCCCCTGATATATTTAAGAATGGGCTACTAGAGTGTATGCTCTTAATCATTTTGCGTTAGCTGGCAATAGATATGTGTAAGTAGCAAGACCACTATCAACTGTAATTTCAGTTGCGCCTGCATCAGCAATACGAACTTTCTTGTCGCCTGGCAAGTCCATGATAGCTAAGAATACTTTAACAGGCCAGTTCCAAACTTTATTTAATGAACCAGTAACACCTGGTTGAAATACAAAATTACCTGAGTGAGTTGATGGGTCACCAAAATTAACTTTTAAGTCACCGTTAACTGTTGAAAATGTAAAATGTTCTTCTTCGCTATTAGCACTTGCTTGTTTCTTTAGTCGCTGGATACCTGCGATAGTTGGTTCAAATTCAACATTCCAAGTAGTGCCTTTGAAAGTAACAGTTTTAACTTTTTCTTCTACAATTGATTTAGTCATCAACCGATAGTCGTTAACGAATGTGCCATCTTTAGTTTCAAAGTGAATAGTACTAGGTACATCAACTCCGTCACGTGTAGTGAGTAATACAGAGATTTTAGCGTGTTCATCATAGTCATCAAAACCTAGAATAGTTTTGAGTTTAGTCAAGTTAGGCATACCAAAGACACCGATGAAATCAGCAATTGGGCTATTCAATACCCCTGATACAATCACAGTTTTCTTTTCTGAAATTGCGTTGATATGTGTCTCTGTATCTGTACCGGATACTTTAATTAAGTCTACATCGCCTAGACCGTTTGTGTGTGTAATTAAATCTTGTAAATAATCTTTCATGTTTTTCCTTTGTATACCTATTTAGGCAGTTTATGTTATCTATTATAGTGGATTTTATTGCGTAAAGCAATAGCAGTTTACCCGAAGCTGAACAAATCATCAAATGTACTATTCGTATCTGTACTACTACGAATGTCCCATTCAAGTACGCCCAACAAGTTATCAATCTTTTCATCTACCAATGTTTGTTCCATTGCTTGGTCATCGAATGGTAACTCTGTGAACCATTTTGGTAATCGTAATTCGTCAACAGGATATGCAACTGAAGTGAAGCCTAATGGATTGGGTTTAAGTTTACATACTACTACCTTCATACCATCAATAATCTTTTGACTATAGTTATCGCTATTCACTCTACGCAAGTAATTGTAGTTTAATGCCGCTCTTACGTGACCGGGCATATTAGCACGACCAGTACTGCTCTTAGCTTCCAAGTCACCGTACATTGTAAGTTTGTTTACACCTTTAGGTGAGCCCTTAGTCCAACTATCTTGTGCAGTCAACACTCGTTTGAAATCTTTGATAGCTTCAATGACTTCATCACGACCTTTACCTTGTTGCAGAACCATCTGTAATACATTCATTAAGAATTCTTGTATGTATTTAGGAGTATCAGCACGTTTCAAGTCAAGACCCATAGCTTTGATATCACCAAGCTTACCATCTTTATCTTTACGCTTACCTTCTTTGTCAAAGATGTTAATAGCATAACGCTTCTTAACAATAAAGATAGCACGATCACCAATCAATTCACGACCAGCTTTGATAATCTCACCGTTCTTTCTTGGAGCGTGAAATGCCTTCTCCATGAATGATGGAAAACTTTCATTAGCTTGGTCTGCGATACTGTCATACAATCCGATACAGAGTTCTTTGTCCCATACTAACTCACCTTTATCAATCTGGGGCTTGAGTGTGGGATAAGCAGTGAAGTAACAACTATCAGTATCACCATATACAATTGCATTGCCTTCATGTGAATACGTACCCTCAACTGATTCATTGATTGTACTCATCATATGACGAACAATCTGACGACCGCTTAGAGTAACACTTTGACCAATACGCTTATCATAGAATCTGCAATGTTCATTTAACAATGCACCATATGCTGAGTTCAATAAAATCTTACGAACAAGTTGTCGCTTGTCCCAGTATTCTCTATCCTCAGTGGTAGTTGACTCTTTGAGTTTCTTCTGCATTTCTTTACGGTCTGAGTACCAGCGTGTTAGTAGACCAGGAACAATACCTTCCTTTTCATAAGTAAAGATTGTACCATTAGCACTAAGCATCCAGGGCTTATGACTGTCAAATATCATCTTCCAAACTTCTGCCGCAGACATTTCTTCAGTACGACCATCTTCAAAATCAACTGTAAGCATAGTACCACGTTCTTGGTTCATAATCGCAGTATACTCTAACGCACCAAACAGGTTCTCCCACAAGATAGCACCAGTCACATCATCGTCACCTTCTTTATAGCGTTTCTTTTCACTGGCTAAACGAAGGCCCTTATCTTTCATATACTGGTCTGTGATTGTCTGTCTGATTTGAGCAACGATGGTCTCACCTCCCATGTTAAGGGCACGAATAACCGAGGGGTAGAGCGAGTTAATGTCGACGGCTCCGACATATTCGTGCATTCCTCTTTTCGGCGTAGCAACAAAGGCACCTGCTGCCTGCTGGATTTCTTCTTCATTTTCAACCTTTCGTTTTTTATCTGGAACAACTAGCCCACGTTCGTGTGCTTCATTAAAAATTGCCATCTCAATCATTGCCACTGAACCCATTACTGTTGGAAGCAGTACTGTATTCTCATGTGCAAGTTGATTTGCTAATTCTAAAAACTTAAGTTTGTTGTGAATCTTCACCAACAACATTGTATCTTGTCTATTGTATTCAATGAACTTTTTAAAGTCTTTGTTATACAATTGGTCAAGAGTACCTTCATATTGAGTTTTGTTCTCACCGACTTCCATCTCACCGATACTGTCAAGTTTGTAACTGTGGCGTGATTCATAGTTATACTTTTTGTATAGTTGTAGATAGTCCAAGTGAATACGACCTACTAAGTCATAGGTTGTTTCACTCTTACCGAATCGTTCGTATTCACGTGCTTTAGGCAGTTGACCCATCAAGCAAAACTTGCGTGTGTCATCTTTACTCATCACACGTGTAACACGATTAACCATGTAGGGTATATCATAGCCCTCTGAGTTCCAGCCAGTTAATACATCTGCATCCTCAATCAATTGAAAGAAAACATCAAACATTTCCTTCTCAGTTTTGAAAAGCATTGTGTTTTCAAATTCATTAGTGATTTCTAGGGCTGTTTCACTAGACATATGTTTGGGAGCAATCACAAGAGTGATACATTGGTCTAGCCAATCTAAGTAACAACTGATAGCAGTTACAGGATTGAATGGATCACTTGTGGGACTGAAACCCTTGTCTGGATCAAAGTCTACCTCAATGTCAAAGAAGCAAGTATGAAGTTTAGGTGCATCAACTTTAAGATAGTTCTCGCTAAGACAACGAAACACTACATTAATATCACTCTCAAATAATTTCTTACCTGAATGAATGCGTCTTTCTTTTTCAAACTCTTGTCGTTTACGTGTACTAAAACGACTGACTGGATCGCCATAGATGCTACGATGTTTACCTTTATTATCAGGATAATACATTACATAGTTAGTAGGGTATTCTTTATATAATCGCTTACCCTCAGGAGATCGTTCTACTACATAGATACGATCCTCATCCCTACTGTGAATAGCGTCAACGTAACTCAAAGTGTTTTGCCCACGGTTTCCAAGATAGTGTTGAGTTCATCGTGGTCTTTGTTGGTCTGACCGAGACTTGCCTTATGTGCAATCTTAATTGCTTTCTTTAATGTACTAGCTTTGATTTCAAGTTCTTCTGCTACTGCCTTTACCGTATCCGAAAGACCACTATTCAATGTATCAATCTCATGTAGGACTGTCATCCCTTCATTAATTAATTGTGTAAGTTTAATCTTAGCTTCACCATTAAATGTTCTGTTATAATCTGACATAGTTTCTCCTTAAATAATTAGTTAGTATACTTGAACTGTGTAACAAAGTCAAATATTTTGTGTAAAAAGTGGTTAGATAAATACCCATATGAAACCCAAAGTTATATTGTATTTGGATCATCCTAGATGTTCTGTTCAATGTTGCCACGGTATTATCCGTGCTCTTAGCCCAAAGTATGAAGTTGACATATTTCAGCAATATGAGATAAAAGAATTTCTTTTTAAGAAATACGATATAATTGCTTTCCCCGGTGGTATTGGAGATAGTGATACCTTTGACACCTCGCTTAGACCAAAAATGGATGTGATTAAAAATCAAATCACTAAGGGCAAAAAGTATCTTGGAATATGTATGGGAGCTTTTTGGGCTGGACATCATTATTTTGATATACTTGACGGAGTCAAATGTGAACAATATATTAAACGTCCTGATAGTGATGTTCGTAGACCATTTAGTACGACAACTCCTGTAATTTGGGAAGGTAAAAAATATAACATGTTTTTCTATGACGGGTGTTCATTATTGGGTGATTCTAGTAAATTTGAAACTGTTGCTACATATGTAAATAGTGATCCAATGGCTATAATACAAAACAATATAGGATTAATAGGTTGTCATCCTGAAAGTGATGAATATTGGTATGACAAACCTTATTTAAAGAAATATTGGCATAACTTTGTACATCATCAATTGTTATTAGATTTTGTAGATAAGTTAATGAAACATTAATTTTTATTTTCTACAATCTTTTTTACCAATTTAGGTAATCCTGGGTTAACGTGTAATGCATGTGGCATCAATTCATTGCGAATGTAATTTCGGGTATAGCGTGAGTTTTTATTTGATTCATCTTCAATCCAAGGCACATTATGGCTTTCACACCAATAGATGAATTCTTGTTTGCGTGTAGTTAAGAATGGTCTGATTACATTGTTGCGTGTTAATGGGATAACTTTGGGTGTGCCATGTAAACTTGACCAAATATATGTTTCTACACAATCATCTAAATGATGACATGT